CTTCAATCGTTGCAGCTATCGCCCACAGTAGATCAGGTTCGAGTATACCGGATATTAAATTACATAATCCTTCTACTATCTGCATTACTTCATAGTTCGTTGGTTGCCTATCAAAACCCGCGTAATCCCAGGGCAATCCCCACTTCTTGAGCAGCTTCTGAATTATCCTGAACATTCGATCCATCTCCTCAGTCGTCTTCTCCTCCAATGAGCACCAATCCCACTGCGTATATGCATGATTTATGAAGTATAGCACATAACTTTGAATAAAATAATTCCATACGTCTCCAGTCACTGCTACTCTTACCTTGCCATACTCAGGCTTGACAAACGGTTTCTGCACAGCCTTACCTGCATGTAGCTTGCACTTCGCTACTATCTCGTCTACGGTCATTATATCTAATAAAAAGTTCTTTCGTGCTTTAAACTTCCTGTCCTTGCCATCCTCAGGATCAATATAGTGTACTTTACCCTCGGACGAAGCTCCTGCTGTAGATGCTTTTTCTGATCTTATGTATTCTGTGAAACTCATTACTGGTACTGGTTTTACCGTCAATTCCTTCATCATCCTGAGTCACTTGTGAAAACAGTTCATTCCATTGATCATTCCAACCATGTTGATTTCCTGCATTAATTAGCTCATATACATCTTTATTAAAATCATATCCAGGTACTGGCAAGTTTCTGTATCCAGTCAGGACATTTATCTCGGCCAATGCAACCCTTGTTTCTGGATCAACATTTTCTCTCTTTACAATTGATAGCTCTTTTCCTACTTCCATAATGGTCTCATAATCATATAGCATCGGCGAGCGGAGTAGCATGTCCGTCCATCTGAAGTCTGTCCCTATTTGGTGTATTAGCACATTCGTTATACATATTTGGTCTGCTTGTTCCATTTTGTTCATTATCTTTTGTAACCATGTGTATTCCTTCTTTCGCTGATAATGAGCAATTATTGTTGATAGACTAGTTCTACGTATATGGGCGTCTGTCTTGGTTCTAAATTCGTACATTTCATCCAATTCCTTTTGCGAATAGCGTTTCTGTGCATCAAACAACTTAGTTCTAGTTCTGTTCCTTCTCTCCCTCTAGTTGTCATCATAGGGGGGTGGCGGCCCACAGCTTCTCAATTTCCTCATCTGTTAATGGAGAAATCTTG